CACTTAGTGCTAGGCCGGCGAGCTTCACGCGGTCCATTTAATCCTCGTCGCGCATTCGCTTGTCGTGCTCGGCCTGGCGTCGCTTGTCCTCTTTGTGCTTGTAGTACCAGTTCACGCCGAGGCCGGCAATACCGATGCCGAGGCCGGCCAGCATTCCGAATTCAGAGGAGAGGAACCATGCCACCACGCTGGCACTGGCGCCGGTGTAGGTCGCTTTGCTGCCCGCGGCCGCCAACGTGGCGTCAAGTGTTGCGTGATCTGCTGACACAGCTTGCTCCTCAGTCGTCTGACGGCGCAGCATCTGGCGCCTCCTTGGGGATCTGCTGCTCGGCCTGCGCGCGGATCTTGGCCGCCAAGGGCCAGATGTTGGTGCTCGTGGGCTGCGCACCCATCAAGTCCAGGACCAGGTTCACCTCGCGCAGGTCTAGCTTCAGGTCAATTTGCATGCGAATCTCCGTGGGCGTCGTGGGTGTTGGTTTTTGCTTGTTGTATAGCGATTATCTCACCGCTTCACTCGTAAATCAGGTTGATCGTGCCGCCGTCGAATGTCCCCGAGCTGTGCACCGACAGCTTGACGCTGGTGAGCTCGCCGCCCAGGGAAACGTCCCCGGAGCTGAAGCACAGGCGGCCGGTCGACGCCTTAAGGCTGGTGGACATGACCCAGACGTTGGTATCGATTTCAGCCAGGTCGATGACGCCGGAGAAGGTGTCGGAGTCGGACACGCTGAACGCGGGCATGAAGCCGATGTTGTCAAACCCAACTGTCGGGTAGGCGTTGTTGGTGACGCTGGTAGCGGTTGAGTTGTAGCCGCTGCCGACGTACCCGCCCGAGGTGCCAAGCTGGACGCGGAACCAGGCGTTGCTGCCGCCCGTCACCGACACGTTGCGCAGCACCAGCTTGATCTTCTTGGGCCACGCCGGCAGGCCGGTGAACTCGTAGCTGTTCTGGCCGTTGGTCGTGACCGCGGTGGAGCGGGCGCATGCGCCGCCGGTGGCCAAGGGTCCGCCCGTGCTCACGGCTTGTGCAAGGATTGCTGGTGATCCCACTTGGGACTCCTTTCGATGTTCTGAAAGGGGCCCACGCGGGGCACCTCAGTTGCGTTTAGGAATTGTCGGCCAGGTCAGGCCTCTGCGGTTTCGATCACACCCTGGAACCAGCCACCCGCGAACGTCCTGCGAGGGTTGGCCGGCAGCACGACGTTGCTGGCCATCTCAGCCGGCAGCACGCCCTCACGGAATCGCACGTTGAGATGCCACCCAGGCATCGGCACGGGAGGCGGCGGGTTCTCCGGGTCAGGGATCGGCTGCTCCTCGTACATCACGCCGATGACGTCGAAGTCGATGTTGGGCGCGGACAGGGCCTTGCTTTTGACCACGGGCGCAGGCGGCTCCTGGCCGGGCTGCACAGGCGGCTGCGAATCGTACTCGTACTGCACCCACCCCTGCGCGTCAGCAGCGGCCCACCAGGCGGCCTCGTCAGGGAAAACCAAGCGGTAGTCGTTCATCTTGTTCTCCTTAGCTGGTCAGGGCCTGCAGGTTGGCGTTGGTCACGCGGATGGGGTAGTAGGCGATCTTCTTGATGGTGCCGTTCAAAGCGCTTCCAATCTCCAAGACAGAAACGGCGTTGACAATCCCAGACGTGTCTGTCTGAACGGCTGCCCCGTTTCTTGTGCTTGCGAAATCATTTACTTTGTACGCGAGGGCGTTTCTAGTGAATTCGTTTCTTGCGGGGACAGAAAATGCAAATGTCGCTTGAGCAATTCCGTTTGCATAAACTGCAGAAGAGTTTGTGTTCTCAACGAATGCAATCCTATTTGTGCTTCCTGTTCCCAAGTTCATAGAGAAAGCTGTAGACAAATTCGTCGTAGCCCACTCCGAATAAATCGTCCCTTCAGCCGCGCTGTACCAACTGCTAAAGTTCGTCCCCGTCATGCTGGCCGCATCAGCGTTGCGCGTGACAGTTGCCGCGACGGTGGGGATGTAGGAGGTGGGGAAGGCGCCGACTTCTAGTTGAGCGCCCCAAACAAGCACGGAGGTATTGTCGCTGTTTAAGCTTATGCCCGCACCAATGAAAGATCCCGCCGCGTTCCATCCTGAACCACCGGACGCAATTATTGAAACACGCGTTGGTGTAGTTGTTGCGGTAAACGCTTGTGTATAACTGTTATAAAAGATATCAGAAATAGTCAAAACTCCGGATACAGTACCTGCTGTTGGCAGTGCTTGAACCCATACCGAAAACGAGTAAGTTTTTCCAACATTACCGCCTGTACCAACAGAAACCGCATTGGTTAATTGTGCCCAACTATTTAAGGAGCCGGGTACACGGGTCATTAAATCCATGGCTATCGTGCCATCGGGTGCGACAGCTTGATTTGCGGTTACAGAAATACCGCTGTCTTTACCCCAAGCCCCATTGTCAAATTGCGCTGAGTAGGTGAGGATATTCGTCCGCTGCTCCTCAATCAGCAGACCCAGAGACTCATCCGTGGTCGGGTTGTGATCGAAGCGCGCCACGCCTGACGCAGCGGTCATCAGCTGCGGGATGTAGTTGGTGATCGCCTGCGTGGTGGTTGGGGTGTAGGCGGTGGCGGCAGAGCGTTGCTCTAGTTGAGCGCCCCAGAGCAAAATGCCGTTTGTACCGGAGGCCGTCGCTGTTCTGGAGTTATCAGCATCGCAGACACCAATTACGAAGTTGGCGCCATTTGATCCGGCCAAGTACATGGAGCAGCGATACCAGCCGCCTCCAACAGACGTAATGGTGGCAGTGAATCCAGAAGAGATCGTTCCGATGACACCGTTCGTCAGGTCGAACCAGACGCCGCCACCGCCGGCGCCCGAGGGGTTGGCAAGGTTCATCCAAGACATTCCAGACGCTTTGGCGTAAACGCTGTAAGTTTTTGCTGAAGTGTCAAAGCCCCCTCTGTAAATCCACCTATCCGTCCCCGTCGATGCAGGGTAGAACAGGTCGGCTGTCGTGGTTCCATCCGGCGCAGCCGAAGAATTTGCCGTTACCGAAGTGCTAAACCTCGCCCAATATCCGTTGTCAAACTCCTGCGAGTATTGAAGCAAATTCTGCTCAGCCATGGCCGTCGTCACCCCGTCGTAGTAGGTGGCCGTGGTCGAGCGCGTGAAGGTGATGCGCGGGTCGAGCGCCTTGGTGTTGGCAAAATCAAGCAGCAGCGAGGGCTTGATCGAGGGGAAGTTGGTTGCGATGGCCATTGGTCACTCCTTGCTTGTTCTCAGCACTTACTGCCCAGCCCACCAGACGATGAACTCGATTTCATCGTTCAGTGCCGCGCCGGTCGTCAGCGTCAGCGTCGTGCTGTTCGTTTCGGTGTACTCGGTCGAGTAAAGCTTCACGCCGTTCTGGTAGACGTCGATGAACCCGGGCGTGTAGCCGCCGGTGATCGTGAACGCCGTCTGCCCTGCGGTGGCGAGCTGGCGCTGCGCCTTGCGATACGGCCGCGCCAGGTACGCCAGCGCGCCCAGGTACTGGTTCAGCGGAATCTCGTTGGCCGCGGTGCCGATGTCGGTCTGGTCGACGGGGTTGTTCACCGGGTTGAACGTCACCCACGCGGTGCCGGTCCAGACCTTCATCACGTTGCCGACGCTGTTCCAGTACAGCGCACCCGTCAGCAGCGCGTTGCCGTCGTTGTCGACCGTCGGGTCCACCGTCTTGGCGCCCAGGTAGCGATCGTCGAACGAGTCGAAGCTGTTGGCCGCGTTGGTGGCCGACGTCGCAGCGCTGGAGGCGCTGTTTGATGCGTTGGTCGCGGAGGTGGAGGCCGACGCGGCGCTGTTGGAGGCGTTGGTCGCTGACGTCGCCGCAGCCGCTGCAGACGCGGCCGCCGACGTCGCGCTGCCCAGGATGCTGTCGGTGTAGTTCTTGGTCGCGGCGTCCTGGGCGTTGGTCGGATCGGCCAGGCCGGTGATCTTGTTGGATCCCATGGCCAGGTTGCCCGACATCGTCCCGCCAGTCAGCGACAGCTTGCCGTTGAGCAGCGTGTCGGTCTGCGTCTGGGTGTAGGCGTCGGTGATGCCGTAACCGCTCAGGGTTGTGGGATTCGTACCAGCCGTGACACGACCATACAGGTCGACCGTCACCGAGCGGTACGTCCCGGCCGAAACGCCCGTGGTCGCCAGGTCGATCTCGTCAGCGCCAACGACGATGCGCGAGGCCGAGGCCGTGTTGACGTTCAGCGTGTTGCCCGACTTGGTCATGCCGGTGCCGGCCGTGATCTGGCCCGCGCCGGAGAACTGGTCGAACGTCACCGCTGTCACGCCCAGCGTGCCGCCAGGGGCGATCGTGCTGACCCAGCCGCTGTTGTCGTTGACGGTGCCGTCCTCGACGAACACAAACGCGCTGACCAGCTCGTCCCAGGTGTTGGCGTCTGCAGAGCGCGACCAGGCGCCGGCAGCGGCCACGTAGATGCCGTTGTCGGCCGCGGCGCTCTGGTTCTTCACCAGCACCCGGTCGCCAGCGATCACCGACACCCCGTCGATCGTCTGCGCGCCCGACAGCGTGATGTTGGCCGTCGTGGCCGCTCGCACGCTGGCCTTCACGTCCAGGCCCTGCGCCACGCTGTCGACGTAGGCCTTGGTGGCCGCATCACCGTCAGCCGTGGGCGTGCCCAGGCCGGTGATCTTCTGATTCGACATGGCGATCGCGCCCGTCATCGTGCCGCCGGTGGTGGCCAGGCGCGTGGCGACCTGCGTGTCGACGTAGCCCTTGTTCGCCGCGTCCCCGTTGTTGGTCGGGTTGGGCAGGTTGATGATGGTCGCCGAGCTGCCGGCGTCCATGTCCAGGATGCCGTTGATCGTGACGTTGTTGAACGTCGAGGTGCCCGAGTTGGCCGTCACGTTGCCCGTGACGTTGCCGGTCAGGTTCCCGATCACGTTGCCCGTCACGTTGCCGGTGACGTTGCCTGTCACGTTGCCGGTGAGGCCGGAGCTGGCAGACAGCGTGGTGAAGTAGCCCGCCGCCGGCGTCACGTTGCCGATCTGCGTACCGTTGATCGTGCCGCCCGTGGCCGTCAGGGCGCTGGTGGTGATCGCGCCTGTCACGCCGCCGGTGGCCGTGATCGGGCCCGTGACAGCCAGCGTTGAGGCGAACGTCACCTGGCCGGTCACGGCCAGCGTGCCGCCAACGGTCGCATTGCCGGTCGCGGCCAGGACCTTGCCAGCCGGCACGGTCAAGCCGGTGGTGCTGAACTGAGCGGTGTTCACGCCCTGGATCGACATCCACAGCGAGCCAGCGCCGGAGCGGTACAGGCCGCTGTTGGTTTCGTTTAGGAACGCGAGACCAGGCGCGGTGACGTTGCCGTCAGCGATACGGAACGGGGCCAACATGCCGCCGGCGCCGGTGCGGCTCAACGAGTTGGTGATCTCGTTGGCCAGGTCCTCCAGCGTGGTGTTCGCCCAGGCAGCGTCGATTGTGGTGCCTGGCACCACAGGGTTGCCGGCCGGGAGGGTGTAAACACCCGAAAGGTTGCGGGGCATCTTCTAGTCCTCCTACGGGGTTCCCTTGAGGTAGCGCAGCAGACGCGCAACCTCGCTTCGATCGAGCACGCTGCCTTCCTTGACAGCCTGATTTTCCAACATGCGGATGAACGCCTGTTCATCCTGCAGCGCCTGCGCCAGCGCGCGGTCCTTGCGCGCATCGACTGCGCCGCGGATGCCGCTGAGCAGGTTGCGCCCGACAGCCGCACCAGGGCCGCCAACCGCGTCCAGCGCCACGTCCCCAAGGGCGCGCGCAGTGCCGGCCGCGAACTGGTCGCTGGCCGTGTTGCTGCCGCCGCCGGCGGTGGCCGAGCGCTTCACGCCCTGCACAATGTTCTGCCGGCGCAGGGCATCGAGAACGGACTCCAGGCGCGCGTTGGCAGTCGGG